CGGATCTCGAAAGTGTCAAACAATACTATGGTTATAGTAATGAAAAGGCATGTCAAGCTCTGAAAATCCTGACTACAGAACAGATTAACTTTATTAAAAAACGACTTGACGTTGGAGGCACAAGATGAGTAATACTGTGGAACCTCAGTATCATTGGACTCAGGATCAGATGATCGAAGTCCTACTCAATGAACCAGATGATTTCCTAAAGGTAAGAGAGACACTGACAAGAATTGGAGTTGCTTCTAGGAAAGAGAAGAAACTTTATCAGTCATGTCATATTCTTCATAAGCAGGGCAAGTATTATATTGTCCACTTCAAAGAGCTGTTCGCGCTTGATGGAAAGCACGCGAATCTCTCAATTAATGACGTTCAACGTCGCAACCGTATTGTTCGTCTTCTGTCTGATTGGGGACTCATCTCAATCGTCAGTGAAGATACCGTACTTGATATTGCTCCTCTAAATCAGATTAAAGTTCTTTCATATAAGGACAAATCAGACTGGATTTTGGAGCAAAAATACAATATAGGCAAGAAGAGTAAAAATGAGGAGAGTCAGAATTGATGATTATATCTTCATAGAAAGAGTTGATAATCATGATGAACTAAAGAATCAACTTCTTGATCTGATTGCTAAACAAGATGATGCTGGTGAACCTGGTGTCAGCAAATTGGATTATGAACATGGAGATGATTGGAAAAGGGAGTGGGTTCAGTTAGTAATTCCTAGTATCATTTCTACTATTGTTCCTATGATTAAATCCATGGGATATGATGCTATGGATCTAACAAACATTTGGTATCAGCAATATGATGCTGATTCTAGACATGGATGGCATATACATGATACTTCTTTCAGTGGAGTTTACTTTCTGGAGTTAGATGAAAATTCATGCTCTACAAGATTTTGTCTTCCTACAGATTTTAATCCTTTCGAGGTAGATGCAAAAGAAGGTGATATGATTCTATTCCCTTCTCACCTTTTTCATATGTCACCTGCTAATAAAGGCAATAGAAAAACATCCATTGCTTTCAATCTAAAAGCGGATTGCAAAACTCTTAATCTTCCTTTTGATCCAGAGTGTGGATATTGTAGAGTTCTATAAGGGTGGGTTTACCACACTCTCTTTTTTTGCACTTCTTGTATAATTAGTATGTACGCCGTAAGGGTACACACAACACACTCTCGCTTAAATAAGGAGAAGTTAAATGACTAACTTAATGAAGTTTAATGCTGCCGATTTGGATCAGTTGATGGATAAGATCACCCGTAACTCTATCGGGATTGATGACTATCTTAACAACGTATTCCATACCCAAACACAAAGTAACTATCCCCCATATAATGTTGTACAATTAAACAACACTGAGACTAAACTTGAGATTGCTCTGGCTGGATTTACAAAAGATGAAATCAAAGTTTATACAGAGTATGGTAAACTCACAGTCAAAGGAGAGAAAGAAGCAACAACCGAGGAGGGACAATACCTTCATAAAGGACTTGCTCATAGGAACTTTGAAAGATCATGGACACTCGCTGAGGGGACGGAAGTTACTGATGTGACTTTTGAAAATGGACTTCTCAGTGTGCTTGTAAAGAAGATTGTCCCTGAACATCATGCTCGTAAGGATTATCTCTAAATACAATTGAATATCGTCGTCGTATGGACGGAGGGGTAACTGGCCAAATCCAGTTGACGCCCCTCTTTTTTATTGCTAAACTACTAGGAGGAACATACTAACAATGACTGTAAAACTTTTGCTACTGAAGTCCGGTGAGGATGTGATTGCTGATGTGAGCGAGATGGCAGTCGGTGAAGACACAGATCGTAAAGTTCTTGGTTATTTCCTTGACAAACCCTGTGTTGTTAAAATTTTGAATGCAGGAGTAGAACAAGAGGGAGATAAAAAGGCAGCGTTTAATGTATCGCTTTACCCCTGGTGTCCCCTGGCAGAAGACAATGTTATCCCTCTTCCTGTAGAATGGGTGGTAACGATTGTCGAACCAAAACAAAAACTAAAAGAAATGTACTTGGAGGATGTAGTTGGAAATGGACAAACTAGTGAAGGTGATTCTACTGACGAACAAGGAGAGACTGATCAGTGAAATTGAAGAGGTAGGTGCTGAGATTGGTGAGCCCGACTGTAAGTTGATTAATCCTATGGAAATTTGTGAGGGTAATATGCTTACCCCATGGATGATGGAGCACACCATGCAAGATACATTTATGATTAGTTCGGATAAGATCATCACACTTGCTGATCCTATGCCAACATTGCTTGAAAAATACCTAGAACAAACTAAATGAAATTTTACACCAACGTTCAGTTGATCGGCAATCAGTTTTTGGTTCGTGGAGTTGAAGACGGAAAGAGATTTGAGATTAGGGACAGTGATTTTTGTCCCACTCTTTTTGTTAAAAGTAAAAGAGAAACCAAACATAATACGCTGAATGGTGAGAGTGTAGAACCTATTCAACCTGGTAGTGTTCGCGATTGCCGTGAATTCTATAAGAAATATCAAGATGTGGATGGATTTTCGATCTATGGCAATGATCGCTACATTTATCAATACATCTCGGAAAAGTATCCTGAAGATGAGATCAAGTTTGATATCAGTAAAATCAAATTGGTAACTCTTGATATTGAGACTACTGCTGAACGTGGATTCCCTGATGTTGAGTCTGCATCAGAAGAGATTCTGGCAATCACTATTCAGGATTACACTACCAAGAAGATCGTCACTTGGGGTGTAAAACCATTCATCAACAAACAAAAGAATGTAACCTATCATCATTGTGTTGATGAGCATAGTCTTCTGAATAGTTTTATTAACTATTGGATGCAGGATGTGCCTGATGTTATTACAGGTTGGAATATCCAACTGTTCGATATTCCATATATCTGTAAGCGTCTTAATAGAGTGCTTGGAGAGAAATTGATGAAACGTTTCTCGCCATGGGGACTGGTGAGTGAAAGTGAAATGTATATTCAGGGACGTAAGCACATTATCTTTGATATTGGTGGTGTTACTCAACTGGATTATCTTGATCTATACAAGAAGTTTACTTACAAAGCACAGGAATCATATCGTCTGGATTACATTGCTAGTGTAGAACTAGGACAGAAGAAACTAGATCACTCAGAGTTTGATACGTTCAAAGATTTCTACACTCATGGTTGGCAGAAGTTCATCGAATACAATATCGTTGACGTAGAACTCGTCGATAGGTTGGAAGATAAGATGAAACTTATCGAACTTGCTCTAACTATGGCATATGATGCTAAGGTGAATTACAATGATGTGTTCTATCAAGTTCGCATGTGGGACAACATCATTTATAACTATCTAAAAAAGAGGGATATTGTTATTCCTCAGAAACGTCAAACAGACAAAAACGAAAAATATGCGGGGGCATATGTCAAGGAACCGATTCCGGGAAAGTATGATTGGGTGGTGTCTTTTGATCTTAATAGCCTATACCCTCATCTTATTATGCAGTACAACATCTCGCCAGAGACATTACTCGACGAGAGACATCCAACGGCTTCAGTTGATAAAATCCTTAACGAAGAATTAAACTTTGAACTTTATAAGGACAATGCGATTTGTGCCAACGGTGCAATGTATCGAAAAGATGTCCGTGGATTTTTGCCTGAATTGATGGAGAAGATGTATGGAGATCGTGTTGTCTTCAAGAAACGAATGCTTGCCGCTAAACAAGAGTATGAAAAGAAACCAACCAAGTCACTTGAAAAGGAAATTGCCCGGTGTAACAACATCCAAATGGCAAAAAAGATTTCTCTCAACTCTGCCTATGGTGCGATTGGTAATCAATACTTCCGCTATTATAAACTAGAGAACGCAGAAGCGATTACTCTATCCGGACAGGTTTCAATCCGCTGGATTGAACAAAAGATGAATGATTATCTAAATAACCTGTTAAAAACAGAAAAAGAGGATTACGTAATTGCATCTGACACCGACTCAATTTATCTTAATCTTGGACCTCTTGTTGATAAATTTCTTGCTAATCGCTCTGGCGACAAAGCAAAGGTTGTGGAGTTACTTGATATGGTTTGCCGTGACAAACTGGAACCATACATCGACGAATGTTATAGCAACCTCGCGACGTATGTATCGGCGTATGATCAGAAGATGCAAATGAAGCGTGAGAATATCGCTGATCGTGGTATCTGGACTGCGAAGAAGCGATATATTCTTAACGTATGGGACAGTGAAGGTGTTCGATATGAAGAACCTAAACTAAAGGTGATGGGTATTGAATCTGTTAAATCATCTACTCCTGCTCCCTGCCGTCAGATGTTGAAAGATGCATTCAAAATTTTGATGACTGGTTCTGAAGATGAAATGATTAAATTCATCGACTCTAAACGTGAAGAGTTTAAGAAGTTGCCCCCTGAGGAAGTTTCTTTTCCACGCTCTGTTTCTGATGTTGTAAAGTATAAATCACACTCTGGCATTTATGCTAAAGGAACTCCCATTCATGCACGTGGAGCATTACTCTTCAATCATTATATTAAAGAGAATAAATTAGATGCTAAGTATTCTCTTATTCAGAATGGGGAGAAAATTAAATTTTGCTATTTGAAAAAACCAAATCATATTCATGAGAATGTTATTTCATTTATTCAAGATTTCCCCAAGGAATTGAATCTTGACAAGTATGTTGATTATGACTTACAATTTGAAAAGTCATTCCTTGAACCTCTAAAAGCCATCCTTGATGCTATTGGATGGAGTGTAGAAAAAACTGTAAACCTGGAACTATTTTTTAGCTGATGGATCTTCCTATCGATGATAAAGAACTAGCTACTATTGTAAGCGCATTGAGACTGGGTGGTGATGCCGCTCTATATCAAAAATTGAATACAATCAAAAAGATTAGGGAGACTAACCCTGAGACATATAAAAAAATAGCACGTGAAGAATTTGGATTTGTTATCTAAAGAGTTTAAAATTTTTTCAATTAAAAACTTTTATTCACCAGATCAAAATGAGAAAAAAGAACTCAAAGATATAATTGATCTGAATTTTGAACTCAAGCACAAACATGTTATTACAAAGGATGGGCCTTTTAACTTTTCTATAACAGAAGGTGATACATCATTCTTTGATGAACTATATCAAAGATATCTCGATATATGTCATGATATCTTTGGTGAGTTTCACCTGTCTGATGAAAATGAAAGATTATGCTGGGCATATCGTGGAAATAAAATTGATATGGGCGAAAGAAGGCCTTCTTGGTGGCATCATCACATTCAAACATCATCAATAAATGCAGTATATTATCTTGAAGTTTTTCAAGATGGAATCACCTTCACTGATGGATACAAAGAATTTGATTATATACCGGAGAATGGAGAGATATTAATTCTGCCTGCAGATTTGATACATGCGGCACATCCTTGTCGATTGCTTGATTATAGATACTCTGTTAATATGGAAATAAGAACGCAGGAACCCTTCAAAGAATTATTTAAGTATGGATTTTCTAAAAGAGATTGTTAAAGAAATCGGAGATGACTACACAAAACTCGCCGCAGACATCGACGACACAGAACAATATGTGGACACAGGTTCGTACATTTTTAACGGACTTGTTTCAGGGAGTATATTTGGTGGTGTATCTGGGAATAAGATTACTGCCATTGCTGGCGAGTCTAGCACTGGAAAAACTTTTTTTTCCCTTGCTGTCGTCAAGAACTTTCTGGATTCTAACCCTGACGGGTATTGCCTATATTTTGACACTGAAGC